CTGTAGCCTCCAACAGTTCGAGTCGTTTATCTATACGCTCGTGACGCTCGTCACAAAGGCGAGAATTAAAGTCGTTCATTGCATAATCCTCCAACCTTCTAGAGGTCGTTCATAAGTTATTTCGCTGTATTCGAGTTCTGGATCATCGTCGTTAGTGCCAGGGCTGAAGTAACGTTCTCCATATTCGAGCATTTCGATAACATAAGCTAAGCAGTCCATCAGGTCCCAGAGACGTGATCTTGGAAACATTAAGAGTTGTTGTTCTAGTTTCTTGATAGTTGCACATGAAGCATTGTGATAAACATAGCCACCTCGATAATAAGGGACAAGTTCCTTAATTCGCATTTCTTTCTTCATTCCACCTCTTGCTTTTAACCAGACAATCTCGAAGAAAGAACCTCGGCGGAACATTTCGTTTTTTATAGGTTGTTTTATGAACTCGTTGAGTGAAGTTTCTTCAATCCCTAGAACTTTTGCACCTAACATCTGAGCCATTCCGAAGAGAGCATCGTAAATCTCGTCGGGATACATCTTTTCACTGATAGCATCACGGATGTAGAGTCGTGCGCTGTTAAGATCAATGCCTATGCCGATGATAGCTGTCTCGGCAGAGTGGATCTTGACAGTCTTCGCAGGGTCCATTAGAACAACTGTTTCAATGTTGTTGCTTTGTTGAACCTCTACATCGGTTAATGATAAGTCATTCTCTCTTGGACTTCGTCCAGGTGGTAAGTTATAGTATTTAAAATAGTCTTGTTGAAAAGATGAATCTTTAGTTGAAATTGGCAGGTTTCGTAACTCCCTGAAAAACACATCAGTCTGACCTGCCTCAACATGGTGTTGCCATTCTTCTTCTATGTCCTCTTTAGACATGAATTCTGGAGCTGTTGGGTTGAAGTCGTCATCACAAGCTTCAAGGCGCACACTTTCCCATTCTTCCGAATCAAGTAACTTTTGAAGCACAGAATCCTCGTGTTTTAAGGTATCAATGTATACGATCTTCCAATTCTTGTGCAGACGAGGAACCGCTTTTATTACGTCAGCATAAAGCCAAGTGTGCCAACCTTTCCTTATGTCATCGTTTTCGATTTTCTCAGGGTCTTCGAGATCATCTATTACAATCAATCCAGGACGATCATTCTTATAGAGAACACCCCGAACTTGCTGTCCAGCACCACGAGGCCAAACAAGAGTGTCGTAAGCAACCCAGGCTTTTTTGCTAAACACCTCTTCGAACTCACCTGAGACGTGTTTTGGCTTTACTTCGCCAAAGAAGGCCCTTATTACTTTGTTGGTTACAAGTTCACGACGCAAATTCTCGGTCTGCAGAGATGCAGCATCATGACTTTTGTTAATGTAGACGATGAAACTGGTTAGTCTGAACAAGATGTACCTAGCCATAAATGCAAGAGCGACAATACTTGTCTTGCCCCAACCTCGAGGTGCTGCAATTGCAACCTTGTTTGCAGGACCATCTATCAAGTCGAAGATCTTTCCGTGAACGTTCTCGGCGAATGGAGCGTAAAAACGTTCTGGAAACAAAGTTTTTGCAACCATACGAGTGCTCACGGCACAAAGAGACAATATATTAGATACTTTATCCATAATAATACCTTAGCCCTTCCGTTTTCAAGACACTTCACTTTTGGGAAACTTCTTTGTCCATTCTAACCAGCCACCTCATACCAATTAGTTCCGTCGTAAATAAAACTCATTGTAGTATTAGCAGAAGGAGTAACATCTGCTCCTCCTCTTAAATATATTCCTGAACCGTGAACTATAGTTGTATTAGAATCCCCAAAAATTACTGTTATTTTTTGTCCACTCAGCCCATCATCAAACGTCGTAATGCTTGTAGCAGCAGAGTTAGCCGTTTTCGCTACTTGCACTCCGTTAGCAACTGATGGAGTAGTATCACCATCGTCAAAGACGACCATGTCTCTACCAGATGATGACATAATTCTCCAATTCCGATTTCTGTCAAGCTGTAGTAGAACATAACTGTAGGGACTTGTCAAACGGTAGGTACTTGCATTACCAATCATCTTAGAACCAGCATCAAGAATAACAGCATTTGAGGAAGTATCAATCTTCATGATGGAGACTATTAACCCTCCCCAATGTTCATTGTACCAACCTGACTCGTCTACATACGCAGACGGAGTTGGAAGATTGACGGTTACATCTCCTCCAGAGGCATCTACTATTACAGAAGGTTTATAGGTGTATTGAAGAGTGTAAGGTGAATCATCAGCAGTAATGGGAGTAGTATGAAGTTTCAGAACGCCGTGATCAATACCATCAATTCGAGGTTTCAAAACCGTTCCATTTATACCCAAAACATAATAGTCAGCACCAGTTGTATGAATAGCCTGACCATTAAATATAAAACCCTTGGTAGATGAAGGATTCAGCCAATTAGTAGGAGTTCCAATCAACGATATGTCCAAATTCAGTTTATCAGTAGCGGAAGTATTATAGATGAAATTTGTAATTGTATCTAAGTAGCCTTGGATATAATTGTATTTAAAAGAAGCTCCATCTATCTCCAATGCATTAGTAGCATTTTCAAAATAGACATCAATAATACTTCCTCCTGCACAGAGACCCGTCATATCTGACTTTATTATACTGACTGCATTACTAAAGTTAGCGTGAGCTATGTGCAAGGCATTAGCGTGGTTAGACCCAGTCAGGTATATAGGATAATCTATTCCATAGGTTACTACATGATCTATTTTGATATTTGGGCAGGAGATAGAGGAGGTGTCAACCTTTATACCCACATTCCCGCTTACAAGAGAAGGATCACACCAAAATCTTACATTTGATACATGAGCAGCTTTGTTTTTAAGCTGGAGGCACACTGTATCATCTACATCTGTATAAAAAGCTACCCCGCTCACTCTTCCATGTCTCTTGTCTACTACAACACTTCCTCCAGAGGTAATATAGATTGTAGTTTCTGGAGTTCCAGTCCCACCATCAGTCTGAATACCTGGAGATTTACCTATAAAACAAAAGCCAGTAACCTCCCCTGAAATCTTATATCTACTGTTAGCTCGAAGAGATACGGGAAAATAAGTAGCTCCTGCCTTCTGTAGAGCATCAGTATCATCAGTGCTTCCATCACCTACAGCTCCCCACCACTCAGGATAGACCTCAGTAACAGCCCCACTTCCAAAACTTACATTCCCACCTCCATCAAATACTTTATAAAGCTCCGCTTCAAAAGGGCCTCCTATGGTGAGGGTGACACCAGCAGAGATGTTGATTGGGTTGCCTTTTTCGACTTTTAGATTGATATACTCATCAGTGGTAGCGTCAGAATCAATGTCAGTATTACCATCGACTAGCATTGTTAAGTTTACATTATCGTCGTCTATGTAGGCAAGACCTCTGCGAAGGGAAGTGAACCATGAAGAGCGGACAGTTGAACCTTCGACAAAATCGAAGTCTCCGTCGCCAGTTAAGATGACGTGTTTTCCAGCTTCAATATTCGAGATGTTTGACAGAGTAGCACCGGCATTAGTTGAGATTGCAGAATCTGGAGATGGAAAGATGAGAATTACTTCGGTTCCAAGTGTTTGGGATGAACTGAGAGTGTATTGATCGTCTATTATGAGACGTACTCCGTCGTCATTTGTTAGAGATATTGCGTCATCTAGAGAGCCGAACCAAGAAGCTTTTACCTCAGTAGTGTCAGCGAAGTCTATGTCACCAGAGCCAGTGAATATTTGATGGCTGTCAGCGATGATGTCTTTTGTTTGAATTGTGAGTTGGCCTGAGTTGTTGATAGCACCATTTTTAATGAATTTGAGAGCTACATTAGAAGGTATTGTCAAATCAGTGCAATTGACCTCAGTTGGGATTAGTAAGGTTTGTTTACTAGATCCTATTGCAGTTATTGCATCGGAGATTGAGCTATAAGAACGAACATCAGTCCAAGGACCATCTGTACCGGTCATTACTAGGTCACGGAGATAGGTAGCATTTGCGGGACTGGTGAAAGAGATGATAGAGAATAGAACCACCGAGATGAACGTTAATGCTTTTGTCAAGGCTTTCATCTAAGACCTCCAAACAGTTTGTTTAAATTTTGAACAATCTTCGATTGATTTCCAAGGTTTTAACTTCAACAGTTCGTCGAAGGAAATTTTTTGATTCTTTAACAACCACTCACGTTCCTCAGAACCAATTTCAATAGCTTTGTCCCACCACCTTTTGACATCGAGGTAGCGACCAAACCTTTCGGTCAATATCTTTTCATTACGCTTCATCATTTCAGTGCCACCGAGAACGTAGCATGATACGAGGAATCCGAAAGTGTGAGGAAAATTACCTGATTTTGCATAAAGACGATAGCGGTCTTGGTTGGCGTAGTGAGAAACACTGACTGAGTGTTTGTCTTTTGATTGGTCAAGTTTGGGGAATGGCCCTATGTGGATGCACGCATCAGTGGGGACTGCCCAGTTAACGTAACCGAGTAGCCAAGGCTTAATTCCAATGTGCATGTCTCCGCCACCCCAAGAAACACGATATTTCGAGAGTGCTCCGTAACCACCTATTCCATTCTCTCTTGAAAGGAACCACTCACGACGACAGATCCAGGGCATTCCTTTCCAGGTCATCGGATGAGGATTTTTGTAAACGGAGTTCCAATCACCTAGCTCGTGCACACTCATATCACGATCATGTTTGGCTCTTGACTCATGTTGGTGTGCCCAGTTGATTGGTGCATGTGCAAAGCCAAGAGTTTCGTCGTCTGAGTGTTGTTCCATGAAAGTGTAGAGGTCAGTGAAGGTATGTCTTCCAACTAACATATGAGAGTCAAGGCAAAGGATGTATTTACCTTGTGCGTGCCGTGCTGCAGTTTCACGGGCTGAGAATAGACAAGGGAAGGTTTGACGAAGGAGTTTGATGGTTCCTTCTTTTATGTAACTTTGAGGAATTGCAGCTTTTACGAGTTCGTAAGCGGGTTCGTCTGAGTTGTCGCAGATTACTATTTCGCAGAAACCTTTAGGAAATGGTCGGAAGGATTCAATGCACGACCTGATGGTGACTGCGAGCATCGCTATGTCGTTGCGATTTGAGATTATTATTGATAACTCAGGTTTCATCTTTTCTTAAACAACTCGACAAGGAAAGGAGTTACGTTTTTAACTGCTCGTTCACCGAACCAGAAGACAAGGACCAAAATAGTGTTTATTAACAACAGTTTCCACTTCATCTCAGGCCATTGAGTTACTGAAGTGAAATAAACCCAGTTCCAATATAAAGTACCGATGGTCCAAAGAGGACGGATGAGGCCTCTGAATAACAAAACTATTGGACCAACAATAGGTACGTTTTGATAGTCACGTGCTGAGCCTTCGTATTCAACTATGAATTTACGAAAAGATTGTTCGAGCACTGAGTCAAGTTTGCGCTCTTGTTCTTCCGACATCTTTTCGGGAAAAATGCGTTTGATTCCTTCTTTTACTAAGTCTATTCCTGCAGTTATTGGATCGAGAGACATTTTCGTTACTCCTTTGGATCATACTCACAGTGGATATGGTCTGGTTCGAGGACTACATCCCATCCAGGACCGAGGACAGCTTTTATGTGTTGCACAGTTACACTGTGTGGACAGTGTATGTCGAATGCTAGGCCGTCGTAGTGAAGGGAACCTGGTGAATGATTTCCGTCACGTAAAGACGTGATGAATAGATCTTCACCATGCTTCTTTAACAACCTAGCAACTCGTCCTAGGCCTTTCCTAGCTGATTGCTGTAAGTCGCCAATGACTCCTTGTTTGTACCAGACTGTCACGTCGTTTCCTCTTTATCGTCATTGCTGTTGTCATTTTGAGCATTACCGACAATGCCTGAGCTGCGCTTCGCTTGCTCCAGCGATTTTTCGCTAGGTGCTAACAATCCACTTTCACGTGCAGCTTCAATGCCACGTCTTTTGAGTTCCTCTATTTCATCCTTTGTAAGGACAGTGTGGATAGATTGGCTTTGAACTTTTGTGGGAACTCGGAGGCCGCTCAGTTCGAGCAAGACAGTGTCTGCGGCAGCTTTTTTGTCTTTGAGAGTACACTCACCAGATTCATCATCGAAAATTTCATGATAGATTCGTAGTGCTTTGTTGGTCAAAATTCTAATTTTCTCTGTTACTTTCTTCGCTTCGTCATCACGTGCTTCACGAAGTTCTGAGAGCTTCCTCATTCCAAGTTCAGAATTTAACGTAGCACTGACGGTCGCAGGAGTGATGTTCAAGATTTCGGCTATCTCAGTGTTTTTGAAACCCCTTGCGGCGAGATTAACTATTTCATGGTTCCGTTGCCACAAGCGCTTTATTTCGTATCTTTTACGTTCTTCATCTGGTTCCTTATATTCGAAACCATAGAGACCCATTATTCTTTTCGGTTCATCTTTTTTCACTTCACTTTGTTGCATTCTTTTCTCCGCAGACCTTTTTTATTTTACCTGGCACTATTGTATAATGTCAATGGTCATTTGTCAATGTAATTTTTAGCATTTTTAACATAACTTAGTATCGCACACTAAAGTGTTAATGGAGTTTGTTCAAATTTCAAACGAACTTTGTTCGTTGTTCGTGATGAGTTGTCCTTTGTTTGTTAATGATTCTGATCGTGAAATGCAAAACTTTGGGAATTTTATAATTTCTTGGACAAAACTTGTGAGAGTCAACCCACGGGCTTGCAAGGTCCAACTCCCCCATCGAGTTCTCGGGTTGACAAATTTTTTAGATATGTTATGGTAATGGTAAATATTGTGATTGTTCTTTGACAATTGAATATCGGTAGGTGGTCGGAAACGAAAGGAGTAAAAGCCATGAAAAAGATACATACGTTCTCGACCAAATTAGATAATGGTGACAAAGTTCAATTGACCATCACGTTTGATTTTTCTAATGTTCCGAAAGATCAAATTATTGAGTGGGCATTGAGCAATCGGGTAATTGCCTTCCAACGTTCGTTGAGAGCGTTGACAAAGGACGAGGCAATGGAGTTGAACAATTCAACAGTTCACGTCCTCAATTGTGGCCGAAAGATTGAATCACGTGAAGAGAAGATTCAAAAGTTGATTGCCATTGGATTGCCACGAAAGATTGCCGAACTAGCAGTTGACAATCCACAGGCGTTGGAAAATCTTGATGTTTAAGTAACAACCAACCATTAACCGACCACCTATCATATTCAACTAAAAGGCCTAGGACAAATGTCCTAGGCTTTTTTATTTTTCAACTCCGTTGAACATAGTTTTGGTGACAACTTTGGGTTTAGAACTTTCGTGATGAAAGTTGCGCACTTAACCTTGGGTTTAGAAGATACCTAGACGTAGTCGAGTAGATTGTTTAAATTTTGAACAAACTGTTTTCTATAACTACTTATAAACAACTCACCACTCACCACCTTGTGGTTTGCAGATCTTTGGACCTAAAAGTGATTTCGACATCTTGTGTCGAATTGTGCATAATTTTTCATTGACATTAGGAAGTAGTTGTTGTATGGTTTGTAACCATTGTAAAAAGTATGCCATCTCGGAGGCGGGTGTAATTTTGGCGTTACAAAAAGATTACACTAGTAACTATTGTAACTTCTGTAACACTGTGTGAAAAAATTCACAAAGTATATATATAGAGAGAGAAGTAGTAGAGTTACAGAGAAACAATGGTTACAAAATACCCACGCCTCAAGGATGGCATACAATGGTTACGACCATTACGACGACTACGTCGTTACAATGATTACATTGGTACTAATGCACCAAATAGATCGTTTGAAAAATGAACGAACTTTTGGTGCGTAGCACCAATGCACTGAAGAGTTGTGAAAGAAAGGAGGTGATCTAAAGTGCTGACGAGAGAAGATGTGTTGAATAGAGAGTTAGAAAGAGTTATAGGAAAGATTTGGAAAGAAGATTGGGTGAAGGTTAAGAGTAAACACTTGGCTGTTGTGGTTAGATGGCTGTTGTTCCAAGGGAGACATGTAAGATCTACAGCGGATGTAGTTAGGTTGTGCGTAGATATAGTCGTAGAATGGTTGAAAAACGAGGGGTTTGAAGAATGGAGTTTGGCAGATTCAAACTTGTTGTTGATGAGTAAAGGTTTGAGAAACGGTCCTTTTACAGTAGAGGAGATGGAAGCAGTGTTTGAGTATTTAGTTGGAGAAAAAGGAGGTTTGAAATGAGAGAGATTAAGATTGAGAGAACTCTGCCTGTCAATGCTAGGGTTAATGTAGTTAGCTTGGTCAATGTAAATAGGTACTTCAAGAGTATAGGATATAGAGCAAGAAGCATGAGTCAATTAGTAAATTGGGCAGTTGAGGCGTTGGAGGAAGTTGTAATAGACAAGGTTGGAAATAAAGGCATGGTTGATAGTCTTAGTAAGGCGTTAGCAGAGTTGAGAGCAGAAGGTTTGATGCAAAGAACAACAGAAACGAGAGGTAGGGCAAAGATGTCGTACGGCCTGACTGCAGAAAACCTCAGGGTAGGAAAGAGAGATCCTCAAATGGTTATGAAGAAGAGGTATAAAGAAGTTCACGGAAAAAATGAAGGTTATGAAGAAATAGATCACCAACTTGCGTCTGGACAACTGCTAGCAACTCCTGAAGAGGTTAGACATAGGATAAATGAAGTTAGGAGGAAGAAAGAAGAGGTTAAAAAATTAAAGGAGCAAGCTATTGCGGCTGCAAAGAGTCAAGGGTTGATAAAGGTCAGTGAGACCGACAGCAGTGACGACAACGAGGTTGTTGAAAATGAGGTTGTCGAAACCTCTAATGTTCCAACTGTCAGTGAAAAGATGACTGACGATGAATATGAAAGGAAATGTAGTGAGATCTCGAAGAGAGATGAAGAACAAAGGAGGTTGGAAAGCGAGTTGTTGTCACCTGAGAGGTTGAGACAGCTGGCAGGGACAACTTCGAGGGACAACAATGAGGATGGTGAATAGATCGTTCAATTTTTAAACAAACTATCGGAGAATCAAAAATGAACATTGAAGTATCTTACCATGTGTTGCTAATGTTGTTGTTAAGAAAAGATATCATCATTAGTGCTTCATCAGAAGGTGAAGCAATAGTTGTGTTCAAAGAATTGCACCAAAGAACTTTGCATTTACTTTGGTTGTTAACTAATTGATCGCAGGGCGATCAAAAACTGTAAATGAAAATAATCGGCCGAAAGGTGTTGACAAACACATTTTAATGTGATAATATAGGCGGCAATGGTAAGGTGGATTGTAACTATTTGATGAAAGGAGGTGAACAAATGGAGTATGAAATAAAAATAGATGAAGAACGACTAGAGGAACTCGCCGCTCTTCACTGTGAGACTGGAGTTGATTACTCGACTCTAATCAATTCCGCTATAAAGGAGTATTTTCACAACTTTATGGTAGAGTTAAAAAGATTGGAGTTGAAAGACGTGAAAGGAGTGAAATGAATGACAGTTGGAGAACTTATCAAGGAACTTGAGAAGTTCCCTTCAGATCGACTAATTATTGTTGATATAGATGGAAATACTGACAAAGTTCCATTACCTAGGCCGTGGAACGAGAATGACCCAGAAAGTCCTGTGGCACTATTCATTGATGAACTATGATTCGAAAGGAGGATGACAAAGATGACAAAGTGGCTAGGACAAACTGACAAATGTGACATTTGTGGAGAAGATCTCCATAGATTTGTCAACAAGCAGTGGTTCGTAGATGGAAAGACCAAGATGGGACCTTGGGCACTGATGTGTGCGAGGTGTTTTGAGATGTATGGTGTAGGCCTTGGTGTTGGAAGAGGTCAAAAGTATGACGCTAACACACTGGAAAAGATTGAAGGATAAACGAGTGAAGGAGGCGGTTCTATGAAAATAGATTGGCAACAATTAGCAAAAGATAGAGGATTTGACAGTGTTAAAGAAATGCTCAGAACGTTCTACAATGAACGAAAGATGAGTATTAACGGAATAGCCGACGACCTAGTCATATCACCTTCGGCGGTTCATCAGAAGATGAAACGACTAGGAATAAAAACTCGTAGACACTACAAAGGAATTCCTTGTCCTGCTTGTGGACATCAGATGTCAACAATAAAAGTTTCATTCCCTGCTGGTGGTAACATCTTTAGAAAAAGATATTGCCAAAAATGTGGTCAATCATTCTTGACACGTGAGGAGAGGATTGACAATGAAGATGTTGATAGTAACTCATAAAAACATCCCTTACGAGTTCCGTTTCTTCGAATCGACTCGAACAGTGCTGATTTTCAAAGATGGTCGATTCACTTACCATATTAAGTTTAACAGAACCTTCTGGAAATGTAGCTGCCCTGGTGCAAGGTTTCATGGAAAGTGCTGGCACGTCACCATGATAGGTGAGTTGAAACGCCAACCTTCGATTGATGAACCTTGGGCACTGTGGGCTGAAGAGGCAGAAAGAATGGTGATGGAGAGGTTCCAATGAAGGAGTTGTTAATAACTGCAACATTCGCTATTTCAATGGTCCTAGCAATTGCTTTCTGCTATTCAAAATGTATGCAGTTACAAGCAATTGAGGAACGTATAACGTTGCTGGAACAAAAGATGGAAAGGAGGTCCCTACCAACGATCAACATCAAAGGGAGGGCAACAATCTATACATCAGGAAAGGAGGTGATTATTGCTGATGAGGAATCGCTTAAGTAACGACTATAAAGACCTTGACTTCGCTAATGGTTGGAACAAAACTCCGTCCATTGTCAAGGAATGTGAAAAGAAAGGTCACAATCTGAGGTGGAAACAACTTTCACCGAGAGGCCTCTCAATGTTTTGGTGTCCAAAATGCAAGTATAAATACTTTGTCGACAGTAGTGGCTAACGAAAGGAGGGAAAAGCAAAGTGAGTATTTCAATCCTAGGCCAACACATCTCAGTTGTCAGACCAAGTGGCTGGAAAAAACCCTTGGTTGGAAATCCTTGGAGGAAAAGACGAAAGGGTAAACCTAAGACAATCGTCAAGGGAAAGGTCGCAGAAGTTGTTGTCAAAACTGCTGACGGCACCATCTGGGGCCTTGCGAGAGGTACACACTTAGATGTGTGCAACGCTTTTGACATTGATCCTAAAGACGTTGTTGCTACTGGGTGGCGGCTAGAGGATGGGAAGGAAGTGTGGAGATAGATTGTTCAAAATTTAAACAATCTAGGAAAGGAGGAAAAGAATGAACAGGTTAGAACTTGGAAAAAGACTAAAGGCCACTGAGAAAGACCTACGACGCTATTGCCATACACAGAAGTGTAACTATATTTACCACTGTCCAGAGCAGCATGATAAATGCCGCCAGATGCTTGATCTTGCTACTTCTATTGCATGGAGGGTTGCAAATCACTTAGCTGATATAGAATTAGACCTACAACACAAAAATGATATTAACCAGAGCATATTGAAGGCATACTACTACAGAACACACGAGGCGGAGTGTATTCTAGATCCTCACCGAATTGAGTATTCCAGACTGCGCAACCTAGTTGTCCAGGCACGAAGGTTAATAGAAGAGGTACGAACCTCGATTTAAACTTTAGGAGGTCTCAAGATGCTAACAGAAGAAGAAAAAGCAACTCTCGAACGTGAACGTTGTGAGGCAAAGTTAAGGTGTCGTGAACTTTGGGAAACGATTCTTACAATTCGAAGAATCTTGCATTCTTACGAAGAATGTCATCTTCGTTGGAAAAAGAGGTTCGAAAAAGCAGATAGGAAATTAGCTGAAAACGAAAGACTGACCAAACTCCCTAGCCCAGGTGAGAGGAAGAAGGCAAAGGACCTGGAAATAAAACTAACAAAGGACCAAGTCTTCAAAATTGCCGAAGCGCTTGGTGTAGAGTTAGGACCAGAAGACTTTGAAGAACAATCTTAAAACGGAAGGAGAAAGAAAATGCATGAAGAATCAAAAATCAAAGAAGTCTACCTCTTCACAAATCGCATTTTGATAGCCTTCGACGAAAAAGGTGAGCAAGTATTCTCGGTCCAAGAATCTATTGGATGGAACACAGCTGCAGAAATTGAGAAGGAAGAAAATGCACTGGAAAGAATTATATCTGATGGTCCAACAATCTACCTTGCAAGTCTAAAACTAGGCAAAAAGATTATTCTCACAATGGATGAGTTCTGCTCTTTACTAGGTCATGGGCCTTGGTATCAAAGGAAACTCAAAATTGCTAGGCATAACTTTCTCTTCAGGAAAGGAGGTGACAAACAATGAAAGTAATCGAAACAGTGGAACTCAAAAGACCTGCCCGCAAAAGCGGCGGCGACCGCTACGAGTCGCCCTCAGGTGATTTTGTAATCTACATCCCTCAACGAATTTCTAGGCCAGATGGAGAAGAACCACTTCAGAGAATAAAGGTTACTTTTGAAGATTAACGAAAGGAGGTGGTGAAATGACTAATTTCCTCAAAGGCTTTCTCATAGGTTATGTCGTCGGAAGTGCCTGTGTCTTTCTTGGTTTAATGCTCTGTACAGCGCTTCTTCCTTAGGAGGTAATTATGATCAACTGGAATGAAAAAGCTAGGAAAATGGGCTACGACAATCCAAAGACAATGATTGCAGACCTCTACTATGTCAAAGAAATGTCTTTGGAAGAAGTTGCTGACAAACTCATTGTCAGCAGAACTGCCCTCACTCACTTTATGGATGAGTCTTCCTTCCCTAGAAGGAACAAAGAAGATACTAAATGGATAAGAGGAGGTCCAAAGTGCCCTGACTGCGGAGAGGTAAATTCTAGGGTTCTACAGACCTTTCCTGGTGATATTTACTACCGTTACAGAATCTGCAGGTCATGCAAAAGACGGTTCATGACAAAAGAGATAGTGGAGGACACAGATGGAGTATTGGATATCTCTACTGGTAACCGTGATATTGCTCTACATCTTTTGGAGATTGAATAAGGGATTGTAAAAAATGAAAAGTTTTGCCTTGACAAATAAACGAGCTACTGTTATAACAATTAACGTTTTCAAAATGGTGCGTTGCACCTGCGATCAAAAGATCGCACAAAAAGCTTTAATGGAGGTTAGCTATGAAAAAGGAATTAGTAAGCGCAAAGGTACCTAAGAACCCCGAAAAAGGCATTCCTAACGACCTAACTGCAACCATCGAGGTCCAAGTCCCTGAAACTGCGGAGGAAGCTATCAAGATGTACGGTGACGATGCTGTACTCAGCAATGCCCTGGCCAACTGGCGAGTAACCCTTCAGGCAAACATCAGGAGTGCACTCCGCAGAGGTGAATCTCCTAAACAAATCCAAGAGCGTCTGAAAGACGCTAAAATGGGCGTCGCTATCAAGGGTACAAAGATGGATCCTGTCCAGGCATTCTTGGCCAAATTCCAGGCTTCTACCCCTGAAGACCAGAAAAAACTCCTGGCCGAGCTGCAGAAGCGAGCAGCACAGAAATAACCTATTGTCCCACCGCCCTCTGGGTCCCTCTCAGAGGGCATTTTAAGACAATAGTAAATGTGAAGAGTCTCAGATTTATGAATAGTTCGTTCAAATTTCAAACAGTCTCAATGAAAAGGAGAAAAAGCAATGAAGCCGTTGAAAGAAAGAATAAGGGAAAGGGCTAAGGAACTTAAAGAGTTAATAAAAGTTGAAAAAGCCATAGAAAGAATAGTCCCTACCTTCGAGAAATCTCTCGACTGTGAAGCCGTTTGTTCAGTCTACTCTCGTATGGCTGTGGCCTATCTCCACTTCGACGACCCTGAAGTTTTAGAGGAAAAAATCCTCCCTTGGTTATCAGAAACATTCCAATGCAAGTGGGAAAAACGAGTAGATAAAGAACAAATTGTCTACACAACAACTGTTCGTGTAAATGAAATTCCAATCTACGTAACAATCTACTGCCGACCAACCAATAGCTGCCAAATCATAGCTATTCCAACAGGCAAGACAAAAACTGTCACTCGCACTGTTCAGGTCGAAGAACCTGAATATGAATACTTAGTAAATTGTGGAGGTGACAGTGATGAGTAAGTGGCAACGCTGGAAAAACATAATGAAGTGTTATCCTTTCGAGGAAAAACGTCTTGCCAAATGGCAACCTCCGTATATAGTCCAACCCAAGTACGACGGAGTTCGTTGTCGCGCTGTTAACGTAGGAGGTAGTTACCTCTTGCTTTCGAGCGAAGAAAACATAATTCACTCTGTCCCTCACATTAATGAAGAACTTGATGGTCTAGGGATTGACGCAGAGCTTGATGGTGAACTTTATAACCATGAAATGTCTTTCGAGGAAATTGTTTCTATAACTTCACGCACAGTGAATAGACATCCAAGTTATAAGTCAATCCAGTTTCATCTATTCGACGTTGTAAATGAAGAACCTCAAGCACATCGACTGAACACCCTCTGTAAATTAATTAGTAAATCAAGCTACCTATTTGTCTCACCTTTCTGGATATGCTATAACCTGGACGACATAATGAGAACTTATGATCTACTCATAAAAGACGGTTATGAAGGAATAATCGTCAGGCACTTTCAATGTCCTTATGAACGAAAGCGCTCTGTTTGGCTGATGAAATTTAAACCTAAAAAAACCGACGAGTACAAAATAGTCAGTTACAACGAAGAAATCTCCATCAACGGAGTTCCAAAAGGGACACTTGGTTCTCTCGTGTGTGAAAGTGGAGATGGCCAGATCTTCAACGTAGGAACTGGTTTCACTGAGGAACAACGCCACTTGTTGTGGCAAGAACGTGAAACATTAGTTGGCAAAACCTGTGTCATTGGTTATCAACATTTAACTGACAGGAAAGTCCCTCGGTTTCCTGTCTTTGTGGAGGTGAAAGATGAACAGCAGAATTGACGAAATATTGAACATTCTAGAACTACAGTCAAAAGCATTGGCAGACAGTTGTAGATGTCTTCTAATATGTATAGAAGATGCACTATCCATCAGAATTGAGAACGAAGTCCCAGTTGATGAAAGAACTCGTACATTTCCTATTGAGGAGGTAAAAGATGACTGAAAAAGAAAACATAGTCAGAGATTTTTATGTCGCAGGAGCTCGCTTCCACGAGCTACCAAAAGTAATCCATGACCTGTCAGTTGGTAACATTTTAAAACTTGTCCCAGAACCAACTAACCCTTATGACCCTAATGCTATAAAAATCATCTACGAAACATTCGAGAAGTCTGCATTCCTCGGCTATGTACCTGCGAAGTTTAGCTCGGAAATAAGTGCCTTAATGGAAATCTCCGAGCTTGAGTGTGAAATAACTGAACTAAATTCCTCGGCAAAACCTTGGGAAATGTGCAAGGTTGTAATAAAGAAAATGGAGGACTAAATGACCGATCTTTGCAAGCAATGTTCTGTAGAATTATTCGGTAAAGACTCTGGGGATTTAAAAGGTATAACATCTCAAGAAGATTGGAAACAAGGAAAGGCCGCAGTAGTTATATGCGAAGGCTGTGGTATTATACAAGTAGATCCCAATGGAAAGTGTATTTCACCAGATTGTTTAAAGAATCATGGAGAAATAATATGAGAGAAATAACTGCGAAGGTATTCTCTGCCTCAGAAATATCTGGGGACCCGAGTGATACTGCAAGAATCACAGTAGTCCCTTCTGGTTACAAAGGGATTTGGATAGAATTAATAGAGGATATTGACTACTCAATTTCAGTGAAGTATGTAGATCCAGTGAAAAAAATTCTTTATGGATTGGAGGACTGAGAAATGAAAGTCGTATATTGTGCTAACTGCGGAAAACGCTTGAACGTAAAAAGGAAAGCTTTACCTGCTTATGGAAAAATAATCGACATAGTCGAATACCATGAATGCTTAGATGAACCCGCTGAGATTGACCTAACTCCTGTTGATATTCCTAGGTTCAATGAAGTTGAGGGTCGTAATAAGTTCGTTCAAAAATTAAACAATCTGCCGCAACCAACACCTGGCGTCGGCCAAACCTCAACAAACGAACTTAAGGACCGCAGACCTGCGACCTCAACTGCACCACAATCTCTGCTGGACCAACTAAGGTCTATGTCTAACACTACACCAGAACATGACCTGAGTCATTCAGAAGGTGAATGAAAATGCCTACTGTCTTCATCGTGAACAAATCGTCTCACGATTTTTCTCCAGCAGAGAAATACGGTACTCTAGTGTTTCTCAGCGAAGGTTCAATGAATAGGTATGCAACTAATCACATGATAAGAATCTTTAGTGAAAAGATGAAAGACTCACAACCAGATGATTACATTGTTCCTTGTTCACTGAACGTGATGAACTCTATCGCTTGTGCAATCTTCGCTGCAAAACATAAGCGATTGAACCTGCTGTTGTTCAAACAAGGTCATTACATAGAACGAAATCATATCTTGGAGGTCTAAATTGAAATTTATAAAACTCCGTGAATGCCACATCTGCAAACCACAGATTTGGAAAATCACGAAGGTAAAAAGCGCTGGCAAATACAGATGTTCCAAATGCGGAACTTTAATCTTCAACCTTTTAGAAAGGAGGTCTAGAGATGATAACCAAACGGACATTGGAAAGGTGGCGTAAGGACGCTTTGCAACTACAACAAGATTGCAAAGACCCTCACTTGCCAGAAAATCCAATTATAGTCGAACTCTGCAAGCGGATTCTTCGCTTGACAATGGAGTTGTTGGACATCCACCTGCTACGAAAGGAGTAAAAGAAATGTCATTTCCACTAGTCGAACAACCTGAATGGTCTATCCTTGATTCATCAAAAATAGAAACCTTCCTTGACTGTCCGAGGAAATATTTCTTTGAACACGTCCTTGGCTGGAGAATGAACGTACCTAACCACGACGCCTACTTCGGTGAATCCTGGCATAAGGCCAGGGAGTGGCAACTTCGCTACGGTTACAGTGATGTAGAAGGTGCCTACAACGCCTTCATTGAACATTATCGCAGAGAATTCCCTCCAGAAACTGACAACCTTTATACACCAAAAGATCCAACCGCAGTTCTTTATGCCTTAATGAAATTTGCAGAAGAACGATCTTCTGACTTGATCGAAAACGAGGTTGTTGTGTTAGATGGCATAAAGATGCTTGAAATTTCTGGGACGGTCCCAGTTGATAATCGCCGAGTTTTACACTACCGTCTTGACTCCATTATGAAACGTAAATCAGATGGAAAGATCTTTTCTTGGGACCATAAATCTACAAAGCGTCTCTCAAGGTATTGGCGAGAGAAGTTTCATCTAAGCATTCAAAATGGAACTTACACACATTGCCTTTATTGCATGTTCCCTATCGAACAAGTCCTTGGAATAGAATTCTGCGGAACTTGTTTTAACTACTATTCACGTGGAGGTTCTAAGAACCTGAAAGGTTATAGCATAACTTTCGAACGTGTCCCTGCGTTCAAAACTCCTGACCAAATGAATGTGTGGTTATGGACAGTTGTTGACATCTTAGATTCAATCGAAAGAGAAATGGACAGACTATTTCATTCCTCAGACGACGACTTGTTACTAATGGCCTTTCCAATGAATCCTAGCAATTGCACTAAATACTTCGGCTGTGCTTTCCATGATTTCTGTCTATCATGGCAAAACCCTCTGCAACATTGTGAAGAGCCACCTCTCGGCTTTCGCATCGAGTTCTGGGATCCTTCTAAGATCGAAACTTCTGTCAAGAAAGACTTGGAGTGGTAAGATGAGAAGTAGACCCGAAACTTTAGAATCTGTAACAGTGAAAATCCCAACTGGTTATGGCAACCTTTACGTGACAATCTCAGAATACAACAACAAGCCATTTGAAATCTTCTGCACACTCGGAAAGAGTGGCAAATCAACTATGGCAAAAGCAGAAGCCATCGGCAGGATGGTTTCCCTTGCACTTCGCCACGAAGTTGATCTCGAAGAGATTATCAATCAACTAATCGACATTGATGGAGGTAATCAAGTTGCTTGGAAAGACACTGTTATTAAATCTATCCCAGATGCAGTGGCAAAGGTTTTAAAAGAACGCTATTTAGAAAGGAGAAAAAGTAATGAGTGACAGAATTTATTTCTTCAGAGAAAGAAACGACTCACAAGTTCTCAAATCACTAGCTTGGAAAAGTGTATGTGATGCGTCTGCTAAGGAACGGGACTTGTTGCTGAGAAAGTTGTCAGAATCAAAGTATGTACCAATCACTATGTTTGTACCAGTTTACTTACTACGACACGTCAATTGTGAAGAATAACTATGAAGGAGGAAAAGCTAATGCCGTACGACTATACAAATGAACTAAAAAAAGTAAAAGAATATTACGAAGGCGACCCATTACAAAAGCGCTTCAGTGCGCTCATCACAGGTGAAACTAACGCTGGAAAGACCTTTTTACTAAGAACTGCCCGCAAACCTGTGCACATAGACTCTTTCGACCCTGGTGGCACGAAGTGTCTTCGTGAATACATAGAAAAAGGTGACATAGTCGCTGATACTCAGTGGGAAGATGAAGATCCCTTCGAACCTGACAAATTCGCTAAATGGATGAAGACTATCGACCTACGCTTGCAAATAGGTTACTTCAATCATTTTGGAACCTATTGCCTTGACAGCGCAACTACGTGGGGTGAGGCAGTGATGAACTACGGTCTTGCTCAGAAAGGCCGTGCAGGTGAAATACCTCAGCATCGACATGACTATAATCCACAGAAGGTGCACATGACTAATTACATTCGCAAGTTGATGCGCCTTCCCTGTGATTTTATCTTAACAGGCCACCTCAGGGAAATAAAAAAGACGCTTTCAATAGATAGTAAAACAGGCATAGTCCGTGAAGACATAAAATACCGTTTCTATACAACTGGCCAAGCAGTTGTAACTATACCTCTATTGTTCGACGAAATCTACGTACTCATCGGAGAGGAAGGTCCAAGAGGTCCTCGTAGGAAAATGCTGATTGACTCTATGGGAACTTACCTCGCTCGGTCTCGGCTAAAAGCCGATGGAAAACTCAATGCAGTTGAAGAACCAGACATCAAAGCACTTTTGAAAAAAGCAGGTTTGGACTGGCAAGATAAACCACCACTAAAGTTTGAATAGGAGGAGCTCAGATGACTCACTATTCCGAAGATCCAAGTCATGTAAGAGTAGACATCTTCAAACCATCTGGTAAGTGGTATACTACAGTCGAAATCTGCTGGGACAGATACCTTACATATGAAGATGGAAAGTACGAAAGCATAGGAGACACCTTCGATAGAATTTGTAGGGAGAAAGGATGGCATGAAGTGTTTGATGGCATGATAGCTGTGTGTCTAGAACCATACCACGAACACGCACATCCTCTGATGATTCGTCTAGGGAAGAAAGGAGGTGATGAACAAAAGGAAGGGTAACAAGCAACTAACAACAAACAACCAACAAAAAACTGAGAGGAGGTGTTAAAAATGCATACAGAAACAGAGGAATGCCAAGTACCTAAACAACTAAACAGACTAAGTAACTTGGCAGGAGATGTAAGTGGCTTAGTTGATCGACTGACAGAGAGACTTGCTCCTGTCCTTCGCAGTGACCTTACAGAGTCTAAGTCATCTCCTTCTGGGGTCCCAGATCTTGTGCCTGTAGCTCAAGCAATAAATGAGTATTGTAGTATCCTGGAAAGAGCATGTGTAAATCTTTGTAGTATACTTGAACGCCTTGAAATATAAACTAACTAAACCAAAAAGGAGGTAAAGCCATGTCTTTAGTCGACTACACTGATCTGGAAAAAGAAATCACCGACGCACCAGAACCAAAAGTTCTCCCTCGTGGAACTGAGGTAAAAGCCCGCATCATTAGTGTTCGAGAAGGGATCTCAGACAAGAATGGTGCAAAGTGGTACCAACCAGTCTTCGACGTCCCTGATGACCCAATGGTCATCGAGTTCAATGACTTCTTCTGGGATCTCGCAGACCGTGACAAGCTTGATCCAAAGCAGGCACAGCGATCTATTTACAAATTCAAGCAATTCGCAAGTGCCTTCGGAATCGACTATTCCAAGCCCTTCTCTTGGACCGATGACCTTGTAGGTCTCGAAGGCTGGCTAATCGTTGGAGTTCGCAAGGACGACGAATATGGAGATCAGAACACTGTCTCCAAATACGTGGCTCGTCGATAAGACCGTTTAAAATTTAAACAGTCTGCCTGTCGTCACCCTGTGACGATGGGCAGGTTAATGACATGGAGGTAAAAAGAAATGACTAACGAAGAATTTATGATCGAACTTGAAAAATCTTTCCTTCGTAGCAAGAAGGTCTTGCTAAGGAAAGCAAAAGAATATTCACCTGAAACTGGCGACGATCGCCTTCAGCAATTCTACCGAGCTGCTTTCGCACAGAACGTTCAACCTACTTTTGCACTCATAGGAATGATGACCAAGCACTTCACCTCAATCTGTGATATGGCGGCAGAGCCGTGGAAATACTCTATGAAACAGTGGAGAGAAAAGATCACTGATTTGAGGAACTACACATTCCTACTCGATGCACTGTTAGTAGACATGAACGATAAGGACTTCCTATATGAACGAGAAGGAGATCGCTAACCTGGTTTTCGAAAGAGCAGTCGAGAGGCAGTCAGATCAAAGAACTACCTCTTCTGACCTTGTTGCATCAATCCACTCTACATTGATGGACATAGAACTTTTACTAATAAAGGAAATGGAAAGGATTCGTCATGAAGAACGCACCAAAACATTGGGATAGGTACTTCTATGAAGTTTGCAAAACCATTGCTTCGAAATCACCTTGTCTGTCAAGAAAGATTGGCGCACTTCTCGTGCGTAACAAGAGTATTGTATCAACTGGTTACAACGGCCCACCTCGTGGAATCCCTCATTGTGGTCACGAAAGGTTCATGAAAGACAAAACACTCTCTAACCTGTCTCAAATTTATCCACCAAAGGCAATTGCCTCAACTTGTCCACGTAAACTTCTTGGTTACAAAAGTGGCGAAGGTATACAATATTGCATAGCGCAACATGCAGAAGAAAATGCAGTCTCTAATGCTGCAAGACTTGGTGTCCCAACTATCGGGACCACTTTATATATGAACTCTGTAATACCTTGCCAAAAGTGTTTCGGCACTCTCATCAACGCAGGCATTGTGGAGATTGTTGTAGAGGACGTAAAATTCTACGACCCTCACACTGAGTTATTAGCCGAAAACTCAGACATTGTTATAAGGAGGTTTGAACTATGAAATCAATAATTGTCCATTGGTATCCAGTATACAAAGGTGAAGGAACCATTATTGACCATCATGAAGTAGAAATAAAGGTAGGCACTGAGACCTTAATATTAAGAGAGTCAGAGGCAGGAGCATTGCTGAACGAACTTTATAACACACTGTATTCGAAAGAAAGGAGGTCTTGCTATGATAAGTGAGAAGGACCACAAAGTACTGGTCCTTGGAAACGACGGCTACATAGGCTATCCTTTAACAATCCATCTTCTAAAGCGTGGCTATACTGTCTTCGGAATCGACAACAAGTCACGCAGAAGACGAGTGCGTGAAGTTGGTAGTAACTCTCTAACACCAATAACATCTGCATGGGAAAGGAAGATGTACCTAAAAACATTTAAAAACTTCACTGACCAGGTTGATCTTCACCTAGGGATCAATACTCCAGGATTCATGCGAAGCATCTTGTCTACATTCAAACCTCACACAATCGTCCATCTTGCAGAACAACCTTCTGCACCTTGGTCTATGAAAGATGTACATTGTGCAGAAGAGACACAAAGAGAAAACGTAATAGGAACATTACATCTTTTATGGGCAACGAAAGAGGTTTGTCCTGAAGCTCATTTGATAAAATTAGGGACGATGGGAGAATATGGAACACCTCCTTGTATAATACCTGAAGGCAGAATACCCTATACATGCTTAAATGAACTAAAGCCAGGAAGAATAGTCAGAATGGAAGACACCCGAACTTGTGCAATGGCTGACTTACTATTCCCTCGAACAGCAGGTTCTTGGTATCATCTCTCAAAGGTCCACGACACTCACAACATAGAATTCGCTTGTCGCAACTGGGGATTGCGCTCAACTGATATAATGCAAGGTGTTGTATTTGGACTGATGCCTACATCCAATGACGTAGAAATAACTCGCTTTGACTATGATCAATACTTTGGAACTGTAATCAATCGCTTCTGTGCACAGGCCTTGATAGGTCATCCTCTTACGGTTTATGGAAAAGGCGGTCAAACTCGTGGGTTTCTAACTCTTAAGGATTCAATAACTTGTATAACCCTAGCTATTGAAAATCCTCCTAAGCAAGGAACCTATCAAACACTTAATCAATTCGCTATGACTTGTTCGATTAACGAACTAGCTAACGTCGTAAAGGAATGTGCTTCTGACCTTGGACTAAAGGTTGAAATAAATCACCTAAAAAATCCTCGGAAGGAAGCAGAAGAACATTACTATGTTCCTGTCCATAACGGACTAAGGAAACTAGGTTACAAACCAACAACTAACATAAAGTGTGAGATAACATCTCTATTAAAAGACCTAATACCTTACGCTGACAACATAAGAAGGGAAGTAATCGACCCTACCACGAGGTGGTAAGACCGTTTAAAAATTAAACAATCTTTTGGAGGTCCAAAGATGTCTCATGACAACTACGTACCACGCTTTGCATTTGAAATAACTCCCGAACAGCGAGAGCGTGCAGACCGACTTCTTGGAAC